ACCTTAAGTTCAGTTAAATCGACCTTAGGTCAGCCACTTTAGAGGCCATTAATTGGCCTTCGCAATCCTTAGCATCCTATTTAATAGCTAGTACCCCCCTCAGGGAAACCCCCTTTGGCATGGGGCTCGGGTGCCATAAATTGGGAAATCAAGTTGTTCGGAAAAATGCGTGTGCGTCAAAACTGTCTTCCACTTCTTCTGGGTACCGACTCATTTAGCCATTCAACGTGTGTGAGCACGGTAGTGGATCGGTCGTCTTATTCTTCTTCCACGGTTGGTTGCGCCAACCATTATCTTAATATGGCAGAATTCTTAAGAAAGCGGCGTGTAGGTTCCCTAGAGGTAGCGCCCAAGGCCGAAAGGTCGGAACCGATTTTGCCTTCATTTGATGCGGTAGCCCCGCCCGTGGAGACGGTTATAACTTCCCCCCCTCTTAACGTTCGTGCCCCTCACGGACGTGGTTGGTTTAAAGATTTAGTCCGAATGGATTATACTTGGGGCTGGGATTTATGGCACCCTACCCAACCACCAGAAGATTTGAAAGGCTATGCAGCAGAGTGGTTGAGTGAACACTTCCGTTGGGGAACAGCCACTGAGTGGAACACTAAGGCTTTTGAAGTAGACTTGACTTGCTGGGATATGCCAAGTGGTTTGGGAGAAGCAAAAAATTCTTATGCTGATGGGGCCTGGAAGGCATTAAACAATTACAATCGTGGTGTTGCAACGCTTGTGAACCAACTTTTACCTCTGGATATTGATGAGGAGCCAGGGCAGTTTATGCTATATGCTCACGTTGCAATTTCAAATGCTCAACGCGAGGAGATGATTATCTCTGATTTTAGAGATTTTATAGCAAAATGTGATGGTTTTAAGGTTGGAGCACTACCACGTGGGTTTGAGGATTTCGCTGAGGTTGCCGCATCACGTGGCATCGTTGTTGATACATGTGATTCTGATAATGATTGCATGTTGGTTGCTTACTCAACATATGCTGGCATTGCTATAACGCGTGCTATGATATCAGATTACGCTGAGTTGGATCCAAAGGTTGATGCGCCATTCGTTTTAGATTTGAGGAGCGGTAATGCCCTCGACTATACGACATTGAAACGCTTGCTAGATACTATTTTGGCTGATCACAATGTAGCCAAACCAATAGTTGAGCAAGTTTATGATGTTGGCGGCCTAGTGAATTCAGCTCATAAGCATTTTGCGCGTGATAAAGATTTAAAATTAATATATGTTTTGAGACAAAGGCAAAACAACAAGGTTGCTCACGCATTTGCGGTTCAAAAAAGGATTATAGATGATCCAGTGCTTCCATTACCACCTACTCCTCCAGTGGAAGCAGTACAGCGAAAAAGGTGTTATGATGGGTTGACACCTGGAGCGATTGTTGGGACTGGCATAATTTACTCATTGAAAAATGGGGTTGGTCTAAATTATTATGAATACAATTCTCTCACTGGGTCAGTCAAGAACGTCACACCATGTGATGGTGATGTTGTGTCTGTGAGTGGTTGTTTGCGGGATATAAATGTTGGCAACTATGACTGGCGAGCGGAGTTGTCAACACTTACCTTAGCATTTGAGACCGGGGTTGAGCGGTTGGTTGAGGTAGGGAAAGTAGGGAATGTTCTAGCACCACGGTCATTTCGGGCCTGGGCATTGGGCCACCTCCAGACAAAGGAGGATAGTCGCTTTATAGAGAACGTTTTCTATTCATCCGCAAATGATTGGATTAAGACCAATTTCAATGAGAAAAAGAAGGTGTTTGTCGGGGTAAAAGATGGGAATCTGATGGACACTACTGAGTTGCTACAACATACGTACAGGACTTATGTTCGCTGTGCTGTGATCGCACAACCGAGTTATGTGGTGGTTGAACCGAAACCACCAGTTAAAAAGGTTGGGTTGATTAAGAGTTGTTGTGGCATCATTTTAGCGACAATTTTAACCTTGCTCTTCTCTATGGCTATAATGCAATATAGCAATAAGAAGGAGGTTGTAGTGCCGCGAAGTGATGTGTTCAATCGGTTCAAGGTCGGTGGAGCTGGGAAAAAGAAACGCTGTGGATGTAATCATGCGCAGTTTTGTGCTGCACATAGCGTCGCAAAGAAATGTGGATACTGTGGTAGGTTAACACCTAAAACTGGGTGTTTTTGTCGGTTGAAGCGAAATAATTTAATGGCCGGAGTAGTTGAAAATTCAATCAAGCTTGTTAGTACAACGGCTTGGTTGATTACTCCAATATTGTTGACAATGGCCATGATTTGTTTCCCCGCACCTGCCACAATGAGACGTAATGCATGGATTACAGCGCCTACCGTTGAGATCGCAAGAGAACATGTCTTTCGTGGTCTTTATTTGAACGGTATTGGTGTGCTTGGTGCTATCCCAGTGAAGACGGCCAATACGACCAATAACTTGACAAACGCCTTGAGGTGCCGAGCTCTTGCACAAACGCGTGAACCAGACCGACGTGTTTGTCGACGGTTGTCTCGGTTTTACACAAAGAATTTCCGGTTGTTGTTTCCGGGATACGGGTCACCACATGCCGTTGGCCGGCAAGAATGGTTATCAAATTTTAAACCATGCCAACGTGCTGAGTTGGAAAAAGCTTTTACTGAGATTGATCATGGGCAAGTTTCTCTAAATGAAAAGCACATATGGAAAGTCACCGCCCATACAAAAATTGAGAAGCTGAACAAGTGGAACGAAGTCACTGGGTCCGTTGACATAAGTGATAAATTCTGCAGGTATGGCGTGAAAGCTAGTTATGCGCCACGTGCCATACAGGCTTTTACGCCTTGGGCAAATTGCTTTCTTGGTCCGTACATACGAGGCCAACAAAGACGGCTTAAGGCTGTCTGGGACGATAAGCATTTTATCCGGTTTGGCACTGGGCGGGATGCCATTGGGGTTGGAAAATTGTTTACATTTGACGGGAAGTTGGTGCCTTTTGACACATTTGTTTTAGAGGATGACTTCAAGTTATATGATTCAACCCAGGGAAAAGAGATGTTCCGATTGTTCAACAATTTCCTCATTCGTACAGGTATTAAAGCAAATCGTGTGGCACATTATGCCTACACAAAATTGTTTACAACCTTTGGGCGAACTCGTGCCGGTCATTCGTATTATACGCCATACACCGTGAAGTCAGGAGCCTGCACTACTACGTTGCAGAATTCATGGGTGAATGGGTTGGTGCACGCGTTTGCTCTGTGCGAAGCTTTTGATAAGTCTGTGGATTGGGTAAGTCAAAATTTTATCATTGTTGTTAATGGTGATGACAATGTGATAGTTGACGTAAACGGTCTACTGAAAGCTGAACATAAGCATAAAATTGAGGAGACTTTAGTTGGGCTTGGGCTCACACCAAAGTTGAAGGAGCGAACTCTAGGGACTATGACTTTCTGTGCAAGTAATTTGTTGAGAACAGATGTTGGCGATGTGGCGACCCCTACTTTAGGGCGTGTTTTGCCGAAATTGCTGTGGTCTACGTCTGAACAGAGTGACCCGGATGCTTGGTGCCGTGGTGTTTTAGCTGGGACAAGAAATGTCGTTAGTGTGACTCCTTTCCATCAGGAGTTGTACGAGCATTATGGCTCACCTAGCTGTGCACCATTACAACCGAATAGACAGTGGATGTGCCAATCAAATTTGACAGTGTCTGCGGTTGAACGTGCCAGGTATTTGTGTGACAGAGGCATTAACGAAGCTGATTGTATTGAATTCAGGCGGGTCTTGCGTTTAGTTGGGTTACACGGGTTGGTTATAACGCCAGCCTTAGCCCATCTATGTGAGGCCGATAATTAAGGGAAAGAAGATTGGAAAGTGGGCGCCGTAAAGACCACCCCCGTTTGTGGATGGGGAAGAAACTTGAACTGATGAAGGTGAGCACTCACCTGCTTCACGGTGGCTTGGATAGTTTCTCTAGCTGGTGCTATAACCCTCTTCTATCACGATATGGGGAGGTATAATCGTGGCTAGTTGTTTACCAAGCCGAAAGAGTAACACTTGAAGTGTGTATTGCAGCCCATCGTGAGGGATAGACACTCTTTTCACTATTTACACTTGTGGTTCTATACAAGCTGGATGTCCGCCGCAAGAAAATCAAAGAAAAATCGCAAACAAGGCAAACAGGTTGTCGTCGATGTTGTAGTCCCCAGGACTCTACCTTCATCCGGTCCCCCTCCGAGACGTATTCAACGATTAGCTCGTGGGGATATCTCGAGAGTTCCGAAAAACCGACTGAACGTCAATGTCAACCAGAATATCGTCAGACAGCAAGCCGACCAATTAGCATTATCGCTGTCGGTCCCTGCTGGCCGTGCGGCCATCCGCAGACCATCACCATACAACAATGAAGAGACAACTGCTTGCACCACTACTCGTATCCTTCAAGTAGATTGGTCTGGCGCATCTACCCTGACAAATGGTCCCGGTGTGCCAGTTGGCAATCAGATGGTTGTTGTATTTCGTGAAGTCTTACGTGCTTATATAGTTTATGATAAGAACTATGTTGGTGCTGCATGGGGTGGTGTTTGTTATTTTGCAACGTACGGTAATATGGGAGCTTCATTGCCAATTTCCACCATGACTTATACTGGTGAAGGCGGGGCTATACCTCTTCCTATTGCCTACGTACAAAATTCTGGTGGCTATCAGCCACATACACAATTTTTGTACGCAGGTGCGCATTTGGGTAGGAAAGGTATTTGGATTGATGCTGATACCCTTCGCACTACCAACATTACCTTTCAGGTCACTGGTGGGGGTTTGTTTGAGACCAATCGCGTCAACGCCTTTTTGTTGGCCGGTAATGATTGGTCTTTAGTTACCTCTACCTCACCTGATGTGGCCGGTAACGGTTTGTTGGTTTTGTCCCGACGTGGGTATTATGCTTTTGATATCACTGATTCAACTGATACTGCACGAACCCTTAATAATTTCGCCATTGCTGGCACTTGCGACGTTTTTGCTCATTTACCTGTGAATGGCATAGCGACGATCGTGGATACCCTTGGCGAGTGCCGTGTTAATGCTGCCTCAGCTTTGTGGACGAATACAGCTCCCATCATAAATCGTGGCGGGCAAGTTACTGCTTGTCAAATTGCTGGTGGGGAAGGCTGGTTCAATAATGATCGTTACACCAAATTAGCTTCTCGGAAAGGAGCTGAATCAATGGGGTACGATAATGGCATTTATGGTTATCATAAGATGTCTGATGAGCGTGATGTGCAGATGAATACATGGGTTACTATGGGTTCTACTTCTTCAAACGATTTCGTTGCTGATTATCAGTTTGATTTAGTCTCCCCCGTCCCTTTTGTTGTTTTTATGGCCACTGTACCCCTTAGTGGGACAACGTGGCCTGGTGGTTTTGGGCAGTTGTGCCTGACTTCGATGTTGGAGTGGAAGACTGATTCCCCGATATTTGATGCCCGTCCAGCCGATGTTGAACCTGAAGTGTACAACATGGCTTTAAGGGTTGTTCGGGATGTTCCACAGTTCCACTCCAACCCAGTTCATTTGGCCATGATTGGAGCTGCCATTGTTCGTGGTTTGTCTGCTTTGTTTGGTGCCGCCGTGCGTTATGCCCCTGTCATTTCAACTATTGGCAGTACGGGCATGCAGTTCATGGATGCTGTTAAATCAGCTAACGACCGCTCTCGTCGTAATGATACTGCAGGCACGATTGGGCGTGTTTGAGCGCAGGCATTCGTTTTCCCCCTTTAAATAGGTGTGGTGTGTAGAGTCAACAGCTAAGTCAAAAAATAGTGTAGGTTGGTAGCCACTAATGCCAACCTGCTACATGCGCCCTACCGGAAAGTAGCACCACGTAAGTGGTCCGGGTGTAGATCATAAAAGATCACTTTAGAGAGTGAGGGC